GGCCATTGTTTGAATTTGGAATCCGGTTTTGTGGGATTGGGACCAAAGACTTTCCTGCCCAACTTATTCAGATGGTTCTCGGCAGAAATTACATCGCCAGCTTTTACATCGTCCCAACGACTTTTCATTTAGCTACCGGCGGCAAATAATTGATTCAAATCAGCATACGGATATAACAAACGATCATTCGAAGCTGGATTTCCATCAGAGCCTACTGGTTTTAGCAAAAAGTCCCATCTTCCTGCTTCTTCATTAAACATATTCCAATGAGAGTAATAAACTTGCGTAGAACCTTCAATAGCATTGATTCGTTTTTCAAGTAGTTTTATTTCAATGCTACCCGATTGCTCGTACACAGGTTCCCCTTGTTCATTCAAGGAATAAGTGGTTGCTTCTTGAAAACTATATCCCAAACACAAAACTGAATATGGCAAAGCGTTTTGAAGAACAGGCATAATTACCGTGTTTACACACCCAGCAACGGCACGACATCTGTTACAGACGGTTAGAACATCACGAGCAGGAAGTTTGGGCCAACGCACCGTCCACATTGTTTGTGGCACAAGAGTAACAGCCGGTAAGTCAATTTCTTTTACAGGTGTTGTAACGCCACCCAATGAGTGCATCCATTGCCATTTACCAGAAACATTGTATTTCAGATATTCAAAAGTTGCATCGGCCGCTACTTCATACCATAGTATTGGATCGAAAGCATCTGGATTATTGGGATCAAATCCTTTCGGAAGACTTCCTGTAAGCCCATAGCTGTAATTGATCGTGACCAACACAAATCCAGTAGCAGGAGCATCCCCATGTCCGCCTAATGAACCGACTGAGTTACTTGGCAACGAGATTTCTAACGGCTCCCAAGTAACTGAATCCGTATAGAAAAAACTAAGATTTCCAGGCAATGCTCGTGGAGGTTTGGTGAAATCTGGTGGGATAGCCTCTCTCAAAAAATCGGGCAAATCCACAGCACGCATGAGGTATTTTTCAACAGCCTGATGCTCTCCGTCCTTGGAAATAGACCCAGTAGGATAACCCTCGTATAGCACGTAGGGAATCCCGCCATTAGTTTTCAGAGTCCACTCGTTTGTGTTAAAAATTCCCATTGGTTATTTTCCCGCAACGGCAAGATGTGGTTTATCGGCCTTCTCAAGCAATTTAGTCTGCAAAGTTTTGATTTCTTTCAACAACTGATTTCGATCCTTGTCTAGTTTTTCCTTGTCTTTTCCCATTAAGGCATTTTGAAGTTCGGTGCCCCAACTAGCCATATCAGTGAAACCAGTTGTAATGCCCCCTTGATTTTCCTTCTTTCGCAAATCCAACATATCTAAAAGTTCTTGTGCGCCTGCCAGCAAAGTCGTTGGGTCTTGTGTTGTTTTTTGTAGTTCACGAAATGCCACAAGCTCTTCAGATGTTTTATTTCGGCGAATATCATTTTCGCTCTTCCAATCATTGACTTGTTTTTGTGCATCTTGCTTTTTTTGTTCCAATTCGAGTTGCTGCATTTGATACCATTTGGCGTCAGCCCCCTTCGCATCACCAGTGGCTCGAAAATAATCCCGTGCGGCAATGGTGGCTTCATCCCAACCTTGTCGCATGGCATGAAGTTCGAATGCTAAATTTTCAACTTCCTTTTTGTTTTTTTCAAGTTCGGGAAATAATTCATTCCGTTTGACTTCAAATAATTTTTCGCCTTGTTCACGAGATAATCCACCAGCGCGTAACACCTCCAACAACGTCTGTCGATATTGTTCTAGTCGTTGTTGGGGCGTGGTCAATTTATCAGAAGCATCGGTCCAAAATTTATCCCAGAATTTCTCTTTTGCTTTTTGTTGTTCTTCCTCTTCTTCGGGACTTAATTGGGAAACAGCGGTAGTCAACCCCCCATAGTCACCGCTTGCTTTGGTCTCTTCTTTTTTTGGAATCTGTGATTCGTATTTTTTTCTTAGTTTGTCAGGAAGCTCATCCAATAACGATGGTAAAAGAGATTCAAACGTACTTTTTCCTAGTAATGTTTTTAGGTTCTCCATGATAGCCCCTTGACCAACATCGTTGTTCGGGTCCATGGTTTTGAGTTCCGCGATCAACGCTTTAGCTTTTTCGTTTGTCTTATAAAAGGATTGTTCCTCAATGGATGCGAGACCATTTTTGGCAGCATCGATCAACTTTCCTAACATTCTTAATGGAGACCAAACACTTTTCAGCGTTTCGACGAAACGAGGGTTTAGTTTCAACCCCCCCAACATTTCACTAAAAACTCTTACAGATTCACCGGCCAGCGAAACGGATTCAATCACATCGCCAAATGATTTCAACACTTCAGTAATGACCGGGTAAAAAGTCGTCATAATCGATGATGCAGATTCCGTAACAGTGGCCGAGAAATCTGCCCATGCTTTTTGAAGTGGGGTGAGTTGTTCAGCAGCCAGTTTTTCGGCGTATCCCCCAGCTTTAGCTAAAATATCGGCGTGCTGCTCCATGATTTTATTGGAGTATCCCAACAAAGGCATAAGTGCAACAAGACTTCGAGCAGGAAGGCCCAGAGACATCAACCGTTCAGTAGCTTGTTCTGTGGACAAACCCTGAAATGCATTTTCCATATCTCGGATAATATCGGCTGTGTGCCGCATTTTTCCCGAAGTATCGTAAACTTTAATGCCTAAATCAGCAAACGCCTGTTTATTTTGAATGGCTTTGATGCCGAGTTCACGCCATGACATATCCAAATAGGTGCCAGCCTCTTCCGCTAATTTACCTTGATCGGCATAAACCGAAAGTACCGCAGCGGTTTCTTCGACAGATTTTCCTAAGAATCGAGCACGGGCAGCACCCTTATTGGCCATGGCGCGTGCAAGCTGTTCGACAGTGGATTGGCAACGAGTATTCGTGTAGGCCAAAACATCCGTTACTCGCCCCAAATTCTCAATGTAAACGGACGCATTATTGGCTTTAAGCCCGAAGGCCGCCGTAGTCTGGGTAGCAAGTCTTGCTGCTTCTGTTAAGTTCATATTTCCAGATTGCGCAAATTTTGTCACCTTGCCGATTGCGCCTAGACTTTGTTCAGCTTTTAAGCCAGCCGATGCCAAGAAAAACAGAGCGTTTGCTGATTCCGTGGCAGAGTATTTCACGGTACGAGACGAATCAATTGCGGCTTTAGCTAACTTGTTCTTCATATCACTGGACAAGTTACCCATGATTGCCGTTGATTGCATCATGACCTGATTGAATTTTTCCCCTTCGCGTATCGCCATCCCAAACCCGGCTGCAACACTGGTTAAGCCCATGGCACGCATCATGCCACCAACACCACCAAGCATTCCAAATCCACCCATTCCAAATCCACGGCCGCCACCAGACTTTCGTGGTAGTTTTGGTGGTTTTGGAATTGGTGCAACATAAGGTTTTCCACCAGTGGCTTCCATCCACTGTTGTGACGCAGATGGTTGGAATTGCCGTGCCCACATTGCGTTGTTCATTGCTTGCTGATAGGCACGTGTATTGAAACCAACAGCACTAGGCATAGACCTATACATAGGCCCGCCCATGGCAGTTGCCCACTGGTTTTTAATTCCACCAGAAGGAACAAACGCATTTACAGACATCGACTGCATTGCTTTAACATTTTGCGACGTGATAGTTCGAGCACGACGAAGATCGCGTTCAAGTGGCTGTAGATTTGCACCAATGATGACCGATAATGATGCTAATGATGTAGCCATTATTTTCTACCTTTTTGGTTTCATTACCGGCAACGATTTAATAGTCCCATCAGCACAACGAACTTTCACCATTCCGTCCTTCGCAAATGCCATAGCTGCTCTTGGGTGCATGGTTTGTCTTGATTTCAGTTTTTCAAGTTTCTTTATGTCAATCAAACATAACACAAATTGATCTAATGACATGCCTCCAACTTCAATCGGAGTATAGCCCATCCCTCCTTGAAATCCGTCATTACAAAGTAACCGGATCGTATAAGGAGTTACAAACGGTGCTAACCCCCCTCGTTTTGTTCCAATTGGTTCTTCGTCTTGGGTTTGGCCTCCATCCATGTCGGCCAGCGTTATCAGTTTCCCAGTTGTGGTGACGACAACAGTTCAATTTCCCGAGTTATAGACACAAGTTGTTGTGGGTTTTCAGCAATATATACCATGAATTCTTCTTGCGTGATCTCGTTTTTCTTCATGGCAGTCCAAGCAAAAACCAGCAACCCTTCATGGTCACTGGTGATCCACCAATTCACGTAGCCTACTTCGTATCGGGCAGGACGTGAACCTGTCAATTTTTCGTAAGTATCCTCGGTCAGTTCATGCTGATTCAAAGCACTGACAACAATGCGTTTCAAATACACATCGTCATCACTCTCAATTTGCAACTGGGATTTGACCCATTCCCGAAGTTGGTCAGACAAAATGATTCGACGAATATCATACGAAAATTTCTTCGGTAGATCGTCGATGTCCCATTTCGCCACATCAGTTGTTTGGATAAGGATGATCTTTTCCCGTTGTTCAGGCGGGATCAAATCCAAATTATCCACGAATGTCTGGAGATACATTCGCTTGTACCGTTTTAGACATTCTCGTTCAATCTCCATCAATTCCCGGATCGTCAGGGGGTAAATCTGACATTCTTTACCGGCAATCGTATAAGTAGTACCGCCCGCACCAACCGCCCGTGCTGTATCATCAGCCATTTCGATATCTCCCGTTACAAATGAAATAGGCAAGGAAGGGCTGAACATCAACCCCGCCCTGCCTATTTGTTCCACTCAAATTGTTATACATTTCGATCCCCGTTGCAAGAGGATGCTTAGTATTCACCGTCCGAAGCAAAGCTACCAGTCCATCCAATAACCTCTTCCGTGTCCGGGTTTACCGTGACATTAAAGGACGTGCAGATAGCCCGAGCGAACGAATACGACGGCCCGCCCACAGAACTGCACACCAACGCCACCACGTCACCAGGATCACACAGGGAGAGCGCATCAGCACCTCCTGTATCATACTTTCCTTCGCAATCAATCGTTGCGCCTCGTCGTCCAGGAGCACGATTGGTGAAGCCGCACGTGCTGCTATCACCCCATTCCGTGGACGTGTCCAAATTGTCATTTACGGTCCATTGAGTCAATCTGGCAACAGGTGTTCCGTCGATTGACAGTGTTCCGCAACGACCTGTAACCGTTGTCGCTGAACTCATTTGAAAGTTCTCCTTGTAAAAATCAAGGGGTTAATTGACATAAACAAAAACTACTAGGTTTGGCTAGACAAACTGCTGGACGAAGAAGACGAAGAACTCGACGGGCTACTAGACGATGGGGAAGACATGGACGAACTAGACGAACTAGACGAACTGCTAGACGAATCATCCACATCATGTCGAGCCAAAAGATACATCGAATAGGTTACATCTCCACCAGCAGCCGTCAAGTCGATCTTGTGTGCCGATGCATCCACAACTGGCAAACCGGCTTCCGCAGGCTGGACTTTGAGCAAAATGCCCTGTCCCAAAAGTGCCCCACTATTTGTGGTCGTGTGTTCTCCAATGCCCGCCCAACCATTTGTTGCATTGGGTTCGATTTCCAACGCGCCAGCAGCCGTAACTGCATTTTCGTTCACGATGACAATGGCAACAATTTCCGGATACAGACACGCTTGACCCACTCCATCCAACCCAGCCCCAGCACCAATGTCGATCCCTGCAAAATCATACAGGTCAATCGTAACTGTCGCAGCACTAGAAATTGTGCCCGATTTCAACTGCCAAGACCGACTTACTTGATTTGCACCCACCCCATTGACCAAGGTTTTCACGTAGGACAAGGCCGGGTGACTAATACTCGCAATCGACCCATCAGTCAGGGTGTGTTGCAACGTGCCAGTCATCGTGATATTGATTCGA